TAAGTTTTTCAAGACCAATGTAACGCACTACATCGGCAGGAAATACAAACTCTCCCTCACTTAACTGTGCTGGAATATCATCGCGCACTTCTTCCTGTGACGAACCCGGCGGTACATCATTACCAGATACAGGGTCTATAGTGCCACCGTCTTGTTCAAGACCACCCTCATTGTATTGTTGTATAAATTTTGAACGATCCATTTTTTCTGGTGACTTAGAAAGCATACGCTCCATTGCATCTGCAACAAGTTTTTTGCGTAAAGCATCACGTTCTTCTTTAGTCATATCCTCCATGCGTTCCTGCATTTCAGGAGTAATCTCAAATGTGCCTTCTAAGTCTTCGTTAAATTCTTCGTCTGTGGACAAACCACCTTCATCAAACATACTCATTTGTCTTTCCATTGGTATTGCTCCACCTTCATTTAAATGCCGTACTACAGGAATATACGGCTTAACTCTTTCAAACATACTTTTTTCTTCTGGCACGTCAAACACACGCTCTGGAGGAAAAGTGTCTAATTTTTCTGTTGGCTTTACTTCTTCAAAAATTTTACTTGCTAATTTTTTGCGCTTACTTGAGTGTGGGATACCAGCTTTTTCAAAGTAAGCCTCAAATTCTTGAGCAATAATTTCAGGATTTTCATTAGTTTCAAGGTATGCTTTAAGAACATCCATATGATCTGACCCTGTTAATTTTTTATATTTATAATTTTTATCTTCTTTTTTAGAATAAATAGTGTCAAGAACATAATCAAGTTGAGATTCAGTATTATCTTTTTTATTATTTTCTTTTAAGTATTGTTTATACCAACTTTTATGACCTACATTTTTTTTAAAATTATCAAACTGAAATAATCCATAACCTCTTTCTATTGTTCTAGGATCACTAGGACTACCTGATTTAGTTTGTTTTTGACTAAAATCATATGAACCCCCAGTTTCGTGTTCAATGTTTGCAGCTAATGCCGCAATAGCTTCAGGTCTTAAACCTCTATTTTTTAAATGAGATAAAACCCTTTCTTTATTTTTAGCATACACAGCAGCTTTTTCTACTTTTAACTTCTGTTGTACAGCTTTAGAAGGTTTAGGTTTTGGTAGTGCCATTTCAGACATTGTTTACTTCATCCCGTAATTGTTTTAACTTGCGTAGTGCTAATACTGAACCCTGACATCTATACACTATAGTAGAGTGTTCTGCTTGTTCCATTGAAGTATGTTGTTCTTCAATAAGAATATCTATATAATTATTGAACGCTTCCCACTGGGGGTTGCTGTTGGTCATTGGCTTGAGGCGGCTGACCACCTGCTTGCGGTGCTTGTACTTGTCCATTTCCACTAAATCCTTGTTCACCCGGCACAGGAGCCTGTCCAGTGCCTATTGTGCCGCCACCTGCACCTGTAGGGTCAAGAGGGTTAGCTGCTGCCTGTGGGCCTTGTGGCCCCGGTTGCGGCAGTTCCTGTTGAAACCCCTTCATAATCTCTGCCTGTAGTGCGGCTTCATCCATATTGTTGGTCACTTTGTCGGGGTCTAAATCCATAGACTTTGCAATCTCACGGATTACATACTGGAACTTAGCAAAGGGTGCAAGTGCTGGGCTGCTTGCAATCTGCAAGAACTGCATCAAACGCTGGCTACGTACTTCGTTAGCCATGAGACTTTCTGTTCCACGTGCTTTAACTTCTAAGTCACCTTTAATTTCTTTGTCAAAATCAAACTGCATGTTAAAGCGGAAGAAACCTTCGCCTAGTGGGCGCAGCAAATAGTCATCTACATTTTTAATAACTGTTTTTGTGCTACCCTGTGCTGCTCCCATAAGCATAGAGATACCAGATGCAGTACGACCTACACCTGATACACCTGTCTGTCCATGTGCAAACGATGGAAAGCCTGTGCTTTCATCTGCTAGTACACGTGCCTTATCAAAGAGCATCATGTTTTCGCTAGATACGTTGGGAAACTTAGTGCCAAAGATAGCCTGACCCGGTGCGCCACCCTGTCTACGGAATATCTTACCCGGATACAATGACAAGTCTTGACCCGGCACAAGGTTTGTTTCGTCTACTTCTACAATCAAGTTGCCTGACAGCACAGCATTATCAACAGCCATACGCATAAAGCCATTCATTAATGTTTGTGTGTCATCCATATTCTCTGCAATACCAATGCCAAAGAATGAGTACGGATTTAGTTCATACGGTGAAGCATGATATGGAATTTTGCTAGGCTTAAATGGATTAAGCACCATACGGATAAGTTTGTTATTACATACCCAGATGTTTGCTTGCAATTCATCAAAGTCTTGTAACTCATTTGGTATTTCTACGCCTTGATCCAAAAGCATTTCGGTATCACACATACCCCAATACTCAAGAACTTCAAACCTGTCAATACCATGTTCTGGTGCGTAGTCAGATAGATCGTCTTCCCAATATTTTTTGGTATAATTTTCACCAATCATAATGCACTCATCAATTACTGCACCACGAAAGTATGGACGTTTTTTTAGACCACGCAACTGTGAGCGTGACATCTTATGTCTTTGTATTACGAACTGCGCTTCGTCCATGTTATTTGCATCAGGGTCTGGATAAAAATCCCAACATGATACATGCTCAACCTGTGGAACGGTCTTAAACATTGGACTATATTCACCATCATCTCCCCAGTTAGGATACTCTTTGTCTGTAGCAAATGGACCTTTCATTACGCCTGTGCCAAACAATGCCATTTCAAATGCTGCATTACGTAGATGCTTAGATGCTCCTGACTCTTCTAACTGATCATGTATTTTCTTTTGCATCTTCTTAGCTGCAATCATAGCAGGGCTAAATGTAATTGCTGTAGGTGTTTTACCCGGACCTTCTTTAAGTTTATCTTGTACAGGCTCTAGTTTGTTTTGTACTACACCTAACTTTTCTTGTAGTGTTTGTGCAGTAGCACCCGGTTCTAAATCATTGCCATCACCTGCAAAACCGTATGGGCTAGTAGACAGTGCAGTTTCTCCACGCAGTTGCTCTGGCTCTTTAGGATCAAAGCTAACATCTTCTACTACACCCTCTGGTAATTCAGTAGGCTCTACAGATAAAGGAAAACGCTGGTTAGCAAATAGAACATCTACAATTTGTCCGTAAGCTGCCAGCGTCTTTGTTTTTGTTACTTTAATAAATACACGAGACTTTTCTGCCTCTGTAAACTGAACATCTGGCCCATACAAGCCACGATAGTTACGATATGCTCGTAGCCACCTTTCTTCATCCTGATAACGATAATCTTCTGATCGTGAGTATCGGTCCATAATAAATGGAATCATACCTGCTACATCGCTATCTTCCGTTACAGAATCCTCTGTATCTTCCAATGCAATTGCATCATCTTCAATCATAATTTCATCTTCTGCCATTACGCTTCCTTTGCTCCAACTATAGTGCATTTGTAGTCTATAGTTTTCCAATCACCGTCTACAGGTAACTCTTCGTGTAGTGCCTTCATTGCTACGCATTGATACTTTTCTTCAAACCATTGAATGTCTTGTTTCACACAAGATTGACTATCCATACATGCTATTACTATTAATGACCAAATTATGTTCATGTTAATATCCAAACGTGCTGTCTGCAACAGGCATACTGTTTCTTGGGCCATGCCCCGTATCAAAATCAAATACACTAAATCTTGGTCTGGACATTATACCATATCTCAACGCATCATACAAGTGGTCTTCACTATGCGTATCAATGTCTTCTGGATTTTTCTTGTCCAAAGGGATGGCTGGTAGTTGTGATATTGTATTTGTGCAGCTATTAAAGAATACAAGTCTAGGCTCCTCTGTAAATTCATCTACTTGCAATCGTCTATGTATTTCGTTCTTACCTGCTACACGACTACCACGGCTTCTGTCTGATGGACGCCACCTGCATCCTCTACCAATCATTTGCTCTGCTAGAGATGGTCCAGTATCACCTCGCTTATGCCAGAGAGAACTGTCCAATACACCGTACTTAATACTTCCATCACCCGCTTCTACATCCAGTATCATATCTGCCAAATCTGTGGCAAGGACTTTAGAGACATATAACTCTCTATATACGATAAGTTGTTCATCAGGTGCAACAGCAAACCAAATAACCCCAGACTTACTGCCATAACCATAATCGCAAGCCCTAAACTTAACCCAATTGTGAGGTATGTCAAAAGGCTCAACAACATGAATGCTGCGATCAAACTCAGTAAACGCCGCACCCTCTTTAATATCCCAATCTCCGTCAAGGAGTTGTCTTCTTTGCTGCTCTGGCATGGAGAGTAGCATCGCTTCATAGTCACCCGACTCTGCCAAATAAGGATTGTCTGATAATCTTGCTGGGATAAACCGCCTTTTAAATAGTGGCCTTCCAGCCTTCGCATGTCCTGCTGGGTATCGTAATACCTCTCCTGTTTCTGAATCTGTTGCATCAAACGGCCTGTTATATGGTGCTGGATCAATGAATATACTCTTGACCCAATGATGACCTCTACCGCCGGGGTTAGTCGTAGCCCTCATATAAATTGGCAAATCTGGTGCAGTGGACCGTAGACGTGATCGCATGTAATTCCACGCATATGGTGTGGACCATTGTGTTAACTCGTCAAACCCTATCCAGCTAAACGCCAGACCCTGATAACGCAAGACATCATCATCTCTATCCAGATATGACATCCACAACCTTGCGCCAGATGGTGCAGTCCACTGCATCTTTCTCTCTGACCACTTGATACCGGGCCAGATTTTTGGGTACAACTCCTGCGATTTAAATACAAGTTCTCTTAGTTCTTCTGTTGTATGTCGCAGTAGCAATCCACTAAATGCAGGATGCCCCATGTAACGTAGTGGGTCTGACAGCATGGCGTAACTTTTGCCACCACCAGCACTGCCACCATATAATACTTCACGTTCTGATGCAGCTAGAAAGTCCGTCTGTGGCCCATCGTTAGGTTTAAATAGTATGTTAGCGTGTTCTGCTACAGACGTATCATACTCTGTAGCTGCTACTTCTTCTATACTAACCGTTTGTTTTGGCTGCGCCTGTTCTTTCTTCTTGGAGTATTTTCGCTTTGGCGATTGCCGTTTCCGCATACTCTGCCCACTTGAGGAGGCTTTTAGCTTGGTTCTTACGCTGTCGCTCATTCAGTAACCGTTTCCTTAATCCTACGTGTGAGATAGACCTGCCTGTATTTGTACTAAGCCAGTTAGCTACTTCACGATAACTATATTGATTTACGTGGCTACGTGCCTTTTCTAGTAAATCTAACTCTGTTGGTATTGGGTCAAGAATGTCGGGGTCTTCTTCATTTTGTTTATAACCAAAAGGTACAGTCCTTGCAATGCGAGGTATCTGCACCCATTCGTTTTCTTCTTTAATGTCTGTCGGCTGTGGCAGTTTCCACTTGCCTATGCTTCTACTCATCGTCTTCCACAACTGCTTTAGGTGGCATGAGCATAACACCGCCTGATGCTTCTACTTGCATCTTCTCTGTCTTCACCAGACCTACACGGTCAAGCAGTTCTTTGGCAGCACCCATCTTATCACGTATGCCTAACTCTGTTGGGTCATACAACGCACCTGTCATTGCCATCGCCGCTTTCGGCGCATTACGTGCCATGTACATTTGAGTCGCCTCAAGTATTTCTTCTTTAAGACCTTTAACAATTTCTGCAGTACTAGAAGTGTCAGCATATCCTGCCAGTTTCTTTGCTTGCAACATATCACCACCTGCTTCTTCAAACAGGACGTTAAGTAGTGCTTGTTGTTTTTCTGTAAGTTGTCTAGGCACTAAACTCTCCATGATGCATTGCGTGGGCTAATTTTGTACTACGTGATTTTACCTGAACTGCCCACCTGCTGTCAAGCATTTCTTTTGCTGCGTTCTGGTAGTCTTCACCTTCAATAGCCGCCCACATTTTTTTAAATTTACATAAACGTGGCACAC